CACAGAGCTAACCAGATAGTAGAATAATCTACGGAAAAGACCATCACACCCATAATTTCTATGGAAATGAGACCGTAACCGGAGCGTGTTCGCGAAATTAAATACGCGAACAGGGTAAGAGAGTGCATCCTTAAGATACACAGGCTTACAGTCAATGCCCCGAAAGTAATGCGAACCACAGCTCTCGCGAAATTCCCCAGTAGAAAAACTTTTCTGGGGGTTCACGGTAAAGCCTAGGAACGCGCTCAAGGAGCAAAAGGAATCATAGATAGCGGTGGGGACAATAACGTCATCACCGTAAACACTCACATCGGAGGTACCAACGCCGCTCGCTTCGCAGCAAACGACGGCAGCACAATAGAATATAAGCGTCTGAAGGTCGAAAGTGAATCCGTTCCCCATACTGGAGAACTTACTCCACCTGAAAACCTTTTTATCTAGAGTACCATACTTGGATCGAATCAAATCCATGACCTCAAACCATTTAGACGCTTTCGGAGTACTGAAAAGCGTTTCAACGATCGAGGTTGAAATGGAATCACTGGCAGAAGAGAAGTCAACGGTAGCCAACTCGCCGGTTATACTGGCAGAGCGAGCTAGTCGCTGGTTCCTTCCCTGATCAGTGAGATCGATACCAACACGACCCAAACGGCGCCTAATCATTCTTCCGAGCCCAAGCTGAAGCCAGAGGTTTAACCCTGGCTCAATAGCAATGACCCGGTCGATTTTCGACGTCTTAGGGACAGTTACAACTACATTCCCAACCTCATAGTGCGGAAAATCCTCATTTGACTCGAGGACGCTCCACCATCCGGGGTACATCAAGGGAAATAAATCCTTGACTAGGGGGTATAGATCACGAGTTATCCCAGCTTCTAGCTGGAACTTCTTAGCACCAAACGTCTCTTCGCCTTTAATAAGCGTTGAAACGCCAGGGCCCCAAGAAGACATGTCAAAAAGCTCGTAAGGGTCAAACGTATCCAACACCCGCTCAATTTTACGGCGCATTGCAGAAAGCAATTTGCCGTTCCCAGAGAATTCGTTTAACTGGGAAGAGTTAGGGGAGAAAATACGGTTAACTTCTGTACAACCCTCTTCAAATTTTAAAAACTTGTTAAGGGCTAGCTGTTTCCGATCAAATGTCGTCGACAAAAACGTCGATTTAGTCAAAAAGGAGGTAGCTAAGTACGCATCTCTAAACATCTCACTTGAATTATAGTGAGAAGGGTCGCACTCTAGGCCAACAAGCTGATCATGCTCTCCATATTTAAAGAGCATTACAGCCATCAGGCTTCGAGGGCAATCAAGAGCCTCGTAGAACTTTAAAACAGCTTCAGATGTAATACCTGAAGGCAAACTCTGGATCCCAACCCGTGAAAGGTCAGGACCACGCTTCTTAAAAGACATGGCATCTACTCCTACAGTTATTTTATGGGACTACTCAGAGGTCTAGCGAATGTGGGCTGAACAACACCGATTCACGTTTAACACATGAATAGATGAGGTAACACCCTACACGAAACTAGAACACATCTTCCAGATCGGTCACACCGGAAACAGTTGGCGACCCGACAGTACTTGTCGGGGACGCGTCACTGGCGACGATGGTTTTCGACCAGATACTCCTGATTAACGAGAGGAATACTAACCTTTCGGCAGCAGTTGCTCTCTCAGGAATGAGGCAGTCCATGTGAGCTTGAAGCTCATAGGCCAATTTAGGTCCGAATATTCCGACCGACGGGTCTATGGTCTCCATAGTAGGCAGGTAGAGTTTTGTGCTCACCTTATAAACTCTGCTCTCCTTTGTAGGAGCACGGAGCCCAAAGGTAAGACGAGGGTAGCCAAGCGGGATTCCACCGCTCCTATCCACCCAGCTTGCCACGTTTCCAGGTTTCCACCCTTCGGGGGCAAACGTTTTGTCACTCGCAACCGTAGCGCTCGTGGTGGGTATTAGATCACCATTCACGACTGTCGAAAGTAACACGTTAGCTAATGCTGACATGTGAGTACCTCTAATTAAAACGATCTTATCTTAAACTGGGGATTAACCCAATTAACTGGGTATTCCCAGTTAATTCGACTCGATCGGTATTATTGAATCGACGAATTTCCAGAATACCAGGCATCATCGAAAAGCCTGTGCGAGTAGGGCAAGTGCATTTGCAGCATGGAGATCGCTAAAAGGTGACTTCAGCTGAGGAACGGGACTGCTCGGGAAGCCGTTAAGCTTCGTACGAGTAACCCAAACCGACGCATAGGTACGCCTTAAATTCTTCCTTACGGAATAGCGGTGACCCCCTACTGTTTCACTTGTTCCAAACTCCGTTCGCGACGAAGTCCCTCTCCAAAACTCGGTTTTGCACCCCTTGACGAAGGTCAACCCTTGGGTTGAGTCTAAGTTGTTAAGGTACGTACCGATGGGAAGGAACCAGTCTACAACGAACGAGAACGGAACTAATTCCCAAGCTATTGCCAAGGGGTTTGTTAGACCCAAAGCAACCGGGATGTTACCACCCGAAGGCTCAGAGAAATATACCACATACTTCACAGTATGTGTCGAAGACGTCACATCGATAATTTCGCCAAGAGTTTCAATTGTCCTGGCGCTACTATTCTTTGTTTTCGTCGACGAGGAAGTACACCTGGTCCGAGGGACGTAGTAGTTTTGCTTCGCAAGAAATTGCGCAGCTCCATACACATCTGAAAGGAGAGGCTTCCAACCGTACTGAAGTTCCAACCAATTCGATGCAACTGAATTGGTAGCACCACGCTTCTGATGTCCCTTACGGGATTTAACACCAAGAGCTATGGCAGCGGCGCCAATGTTACCCTTCTTAACTTCATGGGCAGCACGGGCTAATTTAGTGGCAGAATCTACCACCATCTTAACGACTTGCCTACTCTCCGCCATCGCAACCCCTACATTCACATCTTGGTTTTTAAACTGAGATGAGAGTTTGGTGGAAGCTTTGAAGTCCAAGCTAGCAGAATCGAGCTCGCTTCGAGAGGGAACTATAACTCCTATTGCAAATAACCCAACTTTTATCTTGCGAAATACCTGGCCGTTATTTAAATTGACGTCCGTGTATTCACTTGACCCGTAAGGGGCGACACTTCGATCATTACTGAAGTGGAACCCGTTCATGGGGAGGTCTAAACTCTTTCCAGAGTTGAAAGCCCTCTTAAAGCCGGGAGTGCCTATAGAAGTCCGAGTCCAATTGCCTGTGTCTATCACAACCGGTTGTAGCCCGCCAATCGACACCGTACCGTTTACATTGTACGTTGTTTCTTGTTGGGTTCCGATTTGTTGCGCATAGATACCGCTACCACTTGGCATCGGTCGCCCTCCTCTTCCA